TACTTAAAGCTAAGCTTGCGTTGTAGTTTTTCAAGCAAAGTGATACGAGTCCCTGTAAATCCATCTATTGGTAGGGAAACCCCCTTATCGGGGATCACCGAGTATAGATTAGTACCCATCACACCGTACATTTCTGCAAAGAGTGGAAGGTATTTGGATACAAGAGCAGCCGATCTCTGGTCGAGATCGGGTAATCGAGACCCATCCCATATAGCGGATGATATACGATTATCAGCATTTTCAACTTCCTTATAAAAAAAGTCGTTGAATTTGCGGTCATAGCTCATAAGGAAGGTACTGACGTCTTCCCCAAACAAGGTTAGATATTTTTCAATCCTATCTTGCAAGGGTATACCATTCGGGTTTAAACCAACACCACCCATAAAATCGGGGATGTCAAGAATGGCCTTAGCAACTTTACGTTGCTGGGGACGCAGTAGTCGCATCGCACGCAACCCTAAAAGCCTGATGATATCAATGAAATTGTCATCAGACATCTGTCTCCATTTCAACTGTGGTTCGACAAACTCTTTCGAGATAAGTTTTCCACCAAACTCCGCAATAAATCGCGAGGTTATCGATTTGGATTCAGATATTGGGCACTCTAAAACTTTGAGTGTATCCAAATATTTAAGGGCCAGACCATCATCAAGGATAATTACGTCATCGCCTAATACAAAGAACTCGTTGTTATGAGTATAATTATTCAGGTAATAAAGCAACATACCATGAGTTAGAGCGAAAGACCCAAAAGAAGGGTAAAGTCCTAAAGGCTGACCTTTCGTCCATTTGATGGTTGTATTGTCCATTATCCAAGTACTTCTGGATAGATCTTGGAAAAGATCAATGTAATCTCTTACATTTGGGAACAATACCTGCAGGAGGTCAAGTTGGAGAGACAGAGGAAAATAATCTGTAGCCCCAGAGAGATCAATGCAGTGACAGCGTGATTCTGCTTGCAAGTGTTGTTGTACTACTGGAATTGCTTTAGATTGATCGAAGGTGCAGTCCCAAGGTAATCGTTGTAACACCTTGTACACAGCATCACCGAGTGGTCTAAGAGCAACTTGATAAACCCTATTAGGGTTGGCTACAGCACGAAGCTTAAAGCCGGGTTCTTGAATGAGCCCTATCTTGCCTACAGCATCCACGGTAGACTGTGGAGGCCAAGCGTCACCTATGCTAAACCGTTCAAAACCGGCAAACACATAGGGGAATATGGAAGGGTATTTATTTTCTAAATACCTACCTGTAGGTGTATACGTAATAGTTTCCCATTGCGTATACCAGTGAGTATCCTCAGCTGCCGTTTTGCCATTGTAAAGCGGCACACGGCGACTAGGAGAGGGAACATAGGACAAATAGGACGGTTGGTGTCTTTCAATAACCAACGGCCCACCTATGTGTGGTATTCCTCCAATAACACCGTTTCGGATGTGATCAGGGATAGTCACATCCTCGCTAGTAACACCCTGGAGAAACTTTCCGAGTTGTTTTTCGGTAGGTGAATCCGAGATGTACCTGGTATATGAACGAAGCAAAACTCCACACGAAAAACGTTGCCGTTTACGTGAGAGTGAAAGCTTAAAGATATGAGAAATCACACCTTTTGGTAGGCCAAGATGATTTTTGGCATACCAGGTTCCGACTAAGGGCAAACCAGCCCTAAACCGAACATAGTCTGTATATATCGTTTTACAACGATCAACAGTCCATGCTATACCATGGTTAGCGATCCATTTCTGTAAGAGCTTTTGGTACTCGCTCACAACAGATTTGGGTAACGACAACGCAGCATAGTAAGAAGCAAGATCCTCAGACGTGTGCAACATAACGTCCTCACTTTCTGCCATCTGGCAATTAGTGTTAAGTATCACGAAGGATCTAGCGACCTGCTAGACTACTGGAATCAGTACCTTAGCTCATTCAGTAAGAAATCTCAATCGCCTTACAATAGAACGTAAGATGATCTATAGGACTAGAGTAAACTTGTCTGGCACTGTAATACATGACAGATATTGTAAACCAAGTCTCAGGGGGAATGTTTAATTCCACATGGGCTTTCTTTGGAGCAGATTTAACACCAATTAAGTTACAAAACCACACTGTTTCGTAAAAATCATTATTATGTTCAGAAGCTACATACCAATTCACGTAATCTATCGGTTTAAAGAAATCCGAATTTACTAGATCTGGATGCAACCTGCTTAAAACTATAATGAATCTTTTCTTAGCAAATGGGTACATAACATTAACGAGTGCATAGTCTTTTCCTTCGATCGCCCGCTGCATCCTAGAAATTCTAGGGTTACCCTCACCATTAACAACTTTCCTTTTCATATTCTTCTTCATCAACGTTGTAAACCAGTTGGTGTTGAATGTATGTGGTTGGTTGCTTGATATGTGTATAGTGGATGTTATCATGAGATACTTCCTTTTTGAGC